AAATGACAGAAAGATCAATTAAGTCCTTAAGAGATTGCGATGGCGGAGAAGATTTTAACATCATCTTTATGGAATCTAATCCTAATTCAACTCACAAATATGATGTTGATATACAGATCCATCCTGATTTTCCTTACCACTGTAACAAATATTACAATATTGGTATTACTCACGCAACTAGTGATTTTACAGCTATTGTTAATAATGACACTTTCTTTCACAAAACATGGTGGAAGAAATTACACAAGGCAATGATTGATTATAATCTAGATTCAGCTTCTCCCAAGTCTCCAACCAAACAACATGGTATTCATGAAGCTGGTGAAATGAAGCATAGGTTTACTCCTATCACCAAAGTGATAGAAGGACATACACCTATCCTTTTATTCTGCGGATGGTGTTGGGTTATTACAAGAGATGTAAGAGAATGGTTGTTTCCTGTAGATGAACAATTTGCCTTTTATTATAATGATAATGATGTGGCTATGCATCTAAAAGAAAAAGGCTGTCGTCATGCTTTAGTGGGAGGATCTTTGGTAGAACATTTTGGTCAAAAATCATACAAGGCATTATTTGATCGAGGTGTATATCAAGAGGTGACATTTGCATTAGAACCATTATTTGTTAATAAATGGAAAGATAGAATTAAATAAAAAAATCCCCGAAAGGGGATTTTTTCTTGTTACTTATTATTGAATCTATCAAAAATACTTAGTTCATCAATCAGATATTTACCAAGTGCTTCTGTTGTGTTGTATTCACGGAAATGCTTTGTGATCTCGTCAAGAAAATAATCATATTGGCTTTCGAGATACTTGAAATCAAACTTGTAGAAGAATCCAATTTTTGTTGCTAAAGCTTTTGGGAATCTGGTACAAATGAATCTTGGACACATAGGAAGATTTTCAAATAAAGGAATACATCCACTAGCCATAATCTCATAATGCCTCAAACAATCCCAACCAGCCTTTGGACAAGTGAAAGCATACTTAGATTTTGAATAGTCTTCATAGTAAGCATTTTCATTATCAAAAACATATGATTTAGCACTTCTTGGATCATTGGTTCCATAAATCTGAGTCTTGTTTTCGGCAGGACCAACAGCTTTAGAACCAGGGAAAGCAAAACCAATGCTGTTTACATTACCAAAGTAGTCCTTGTAATCCCAGTTGTGCTCCCATACTAATTCTCTCTTAAAATATGGAACTCCGTGTTTCACTGTATAATGGAATTGAGTTTTGTCTTCTCCATCGATTAAAATAATTTTATTCTTTGGGTAGTGCTCCAAAACGACATCTAGTAAATCTTGACATCTCCAAACATTTCCATAAACCACAAGATCAAAATATTTCTTTTCAATCTTTTTCACAATATCAGATCTGTCAGTGTTATCAGGATCTAAAACTCTGGTTAGTGTGAAACCCTTGCCATATTGCTTCTTAGCCTCTTCAAGGGAGAAATCTTTGTAGATATGATATCTCTTCTTATAATCTACAACATCTTCACCGAACAATTCTTTCAATCCGATCAATAAACAATCATTTTGATAATCTACTAAAGGTTCATTAGGCGGATTGTTTTGATCAGTGGCTATGTATAAAATCTTCATACATATATTATACAGTTTTTCTTCGTTCTATGTCATAAGAAATATCAGATTCATAATCAATACAATGAAGAACAAGTTTTTCCAATATAAAAAATAATCCAGTGATAATTGGATTTTTAATGCTGGATAGAAACATTTTTTCTCTGGCATTCTCTAATCTATTTATCAAAGCCACTGGATTGATGTGACCTGAATTCTTCAAATCTAATAAACTTAAAAAATTCAATATTTCTTGTTCGTGAACTTCTAAAGCATAATTAGCCATTGAAATATCACAGCAAAATAACTGTAAATTAAATTTAAATAAATCCAAATCTAATAAATAATATTCTCGGCAGTATTTATGATCATATTTCAAATCATATTTTAAACCAATGTTAGTTACTAAATTTTCCCATTGACTTAAAGATCTTCTGTTGTTATTTTCTAATGCTTCATTTAATTGAACTGTAGCTATTGATTCATAAGATTTTGGACAGGAGACTTGCCCTTTCCATAAAACATTATCAGGGTTTGCTTCTTCAACAATGAGAGGCCTTAAAACTAATACTCTATATTCCATTATTGTTTTTATACCAAACTTCGGATTACAATTAAATGCTTCTCTTTTTGGAGAAGCATTTAATCTTCATCCTCAGACAAAGAATAAGTTTCATAAAATTCTTGCTCTGCTATTCTGTACACTTCATTTAAATTAGGCAAAGGAGAAACAATAAAATCACCAGGCTTCAACACCATATATCTGTTCCAAGCAGCTAAAAACTCTATTCTTTCGCCTGTATATTTCGCAGCTAAAATTTTACCCATAGGAATACAAACACACCCTTCACCACTCCAATAAAAAAATTTATATCGGTTGAAAAATTGATCACAGCTGACAATATACTCCTCCTGACAATGCGTTTGGAGATTCTGTAATACAAAATCTCCAAATTTCGCATAATTAGTGGTCTCTAATCCGTCAGCTGTGTAGGTTTCAACAAATTCATTCTCTTTTGCTAATCTAGAATATACTAAACTACATTTGTGAAATTCTTTACCTATATCCCTAATCAATGGATAAAATTCATCATAAGCTTGCTGTTGAGTCATACATTATTATTCAACAAAAAAGACCCTAATCACTTAGGGTCTTTTTCAAAATCAAACTTTTGCTGTCCAGTATTTATATTATCTAAAGACTTACTACTATCAAATCCATATAGAAAAATATTTCTCAAAGATCCCAATTCTTTTTCTGATAAATCGAGTTTCAAATAATCAACAACTTTATTAAATCTTTCTTCAGATTCTTCTGGAGTAGATATAGCATTGTGTAAAGCAAACATTCCACTATCCATTCCCAAACTATATGCTTCAGGACCAAAACCAAATTTATTGTAAAGCAAACCTCTATAAGAACCATTATCTTTAAAATAGTTTTCAAAGATAATGGTTGTAATATAAAAGAATAATAATAGTTGATTGTCAATTTCTAAAGAATCAAAATATTCTTTAGCCTTTTGCTTATATTGTTCTCTAGCTTGTTCTTCTATTTGTAATAGTTCTATATGTTCAGCTGAATTTGACCATTCAGTGTAGGAATTATAAGTTTTACCGTTTATTTCAAATGGCTTACTCATTGGATTTCCTGTGCTCTCTCTAATTGAATCTTCTTTGCGGTTCTTTATATCTTCCCAAGTCATAACTCACCTAAATAAAAATCTTTACCAGTAAAACAATAATCTCTAAACTCTTGTATAGATTCATAATAATTAGATCTATCATCAAATCTAATTATCAATGGGTCTTGTCCTAAGTCATTTAAAACTTTATTCAAGATCAATCTACCCGTTCTTCCATTTCCATCAATAAAAGGATGAACTACCTCAAATATATGATGAGAAGCCCAAGCAGCAACAAGAGGATCAATTTTGTTTTCATAAGCCTTGTTGATTAACTCTTTTGATTTTGTATACCAGATTTTCATAAGATTATCTAGCACAACAGGAGTGGGGCAAATATCGTGGCCAATCCAAACATCAACAGTGCGGTATTTTCCTGAATCTCTTTCGAAAAATGGTATATCTTTTGTTAATATCCTGTGAATGTCAAGGGGAGTGTGCGGAGATAATTCCCATCCACCTGATAAAACAAAATCTAATGCTTTTCTGTGATTATCATACATTTGACATCCTGGGCCAGAATTAGAATATCCAGGCTGAGGGTCAATCATTCCACTTTCATAAACAAATATATGTTTCCAAGAGTGCGATTCTGGTAAATTCATTTTTGTCACCTCATAAGTATAATACAAGAGAATAAATCAAAAATCAAGAAGAAATATATATATCTCTTTATGTGAGGAAAATTATAATGCCAAAACCAGTACACGATATGGTTAACAAAATGCTTGCCGATCCAGATTTTTATCCTGAGAAATCTGAAAAACAACAAAAGGCTATTGCTTGGGCTACAGCATGGTCACAATACAAAAAGAAAAAGAAGAAATCTGATAATGAATACAGCTCCGTGAGAAAAGCTGAGTTGCTAAAATTAAATGACGAAATCAATCTATTAGAAAAGAATGGGTTTATTAAATCAGCTCAAATATTAGATGATAAATTCAATGATCTTTCTGAATCTTCTAGTGATGTCCTAACAGTGGAAGCAGCAAATGGGGGCTTTCAAATTATTCTTAATGGGCAAACACCATACAAGACAATGGACACACAAGCTCCGGTAGTGTTTGATAACCTTAAACAAGCTCAAATATACGCTCAAAAACTAGCAAATACTGAAGATTTTATATATAAGCCATAAAGAAATAAAACCCTCATAAATAGAGGGTTTTTTGTTATAAAATAAGAGTGAAGAAATATTGTAGTATTGAAGAGCCATTTTCAGCAAATCAAATGTATGTTCCAATTGCTCGAGGGAAATTAATTAAATCCAAAAAATACAATAATTGGATTGAAAAAAATATTCCAATCCTACAAGAGAAATTATCATCTCCAGAAAAATATCCAATTCAAGTGGACATTTTAATTATGGCTGATTATATGTGGAAAACAAAACACGACACAGATAATATAATTAAACCACTTATTGACCTATTAGTGAAGGCAAAAATAATCCCCAATGATACAACAAGATATATCAATGGGGTGAATGCAAGATATTTACAGGGTTTCGGTCCACCTGTCACAACAATATCTTATGATTATGTAGATTAATTTCTCATCATCCTATCAATAGCAGCTTGTTTCTTTGTTTTAGCAGTGGATACATAATAATTTTTCTTAGATGTATTTTGCATCATATGCATTGCTTGAACACATTCTCTAATCTGTGTTGAATTTGAATTTTCTTTCACTGGTTCCGGTTTTATAGCATAACCAATACTACCACTAACTAAAACTAACATAAAATAAAAAAATATCTTCTCAAAATTAATTTTCATAATAACTTCCTTAAATAAAAAAGCCCTATCCTTATTTGGACAGGGCTTCAATGCTCTAGTATAATGTTACCATTTTATTTGTGGTTTGTCCTAACTACTTTGTTAAGAAAAATTGATAAATTCCTAACATTAGCAAAAAAGCAACAGCAGCATAAATAAACGCTGTAGCTTTCTTGTTATTTTCCCATTCAAATTTCAATTTCGAATTCCTTTCCTGTTAATTGAACATATCTTCCAATTGACATTTTGTAATATTCTTCATCTAGTTCACAACCATTGAATATTCTTCCGGTATTTTCACAAGCTACCATTGTTGAAGCAGATCCATTAAATATATCTAACACTACTTCACCAGGGTTTGTATATGCCAAAATAAATCTTTCCAATATACTAATAGGCTTTTGTGTGGGATGCCATTTACAATATTCTTTTGATGTTGTGTGGTTATTCTTTTCCCAAATAGAGGTGGGAATAGTACCTTGATCGTATTCTTTTCCCGTTCTAATGTTTACTTTTTGCTTTCTTTCAGTGCGAACATTATCAGCATTGAATAAAAATGTTGCTTCTTTAGAATAACACCATATATATTCGTGTTTTCTGGCAAAATTGGTCTTTGATCTTCCACCCCAGTTGTAAGACCAGATTATCTCATTTTGCATATGGAAATTTGATAAGTTGTCTAAGATGTCTAATTTGTATTTCAAGAATGTATTATGTTTTAATGTTCCAAAAATAGACATCATTCTATTTTGTTTCAATACCCTGGCGCATTCAATAGTCCATGAATTACACCAATCTAAATATTCTTTTTCAGACTTCCATTGAGAATCCCAACCTTTTCCGCCATCATAACCAATAAAATATGGCGGATCTGTGAGCACTAAACCAACACTTTGATCTGGTAAAGTTTTTAAGAATTCTAAACAATCTTGGTTTTTATATTTGTGGTTCATAATTGTATGTAATATTGCCAAACATTATCATGAATGTCTTCAGAAGATGTTAATAAAGATGCGAAATGATATTTAGGAACCTTGGGAGTGGATAATAAAGCCATACCAGATTGTTCTAATGTTTTCCAGCCTTTTAATGCATTACATTTTTTACAACAAGCCACTAAATTGTCCCAAGTGTGAGATCCACCCAAATGTCTAGGATAAATATGATCTAAAGTAAGATCTGCATTCTTTTTTGCACAATATTGACAAGTAAAGTTATCTCTAGAGAAAATTCCATGCCTACTTACCCTAAATGTTCTCACATACCGTTTTTTTACATTGTGCTTTAATCTAACCACAGAAGGTAATTCAAAACTACTATCAGCTGTTTTAATTATAGAATCATAAAAATGTAATGCATCAGCTTTGCCATTAATAATCATTTTTAAAGCTCTCTGATAATTACAAATATTCAAAGGCTCATAATCTAAATTCAATACCAATACCCTGGACATATGCTATTATACCCTCCAAACACTTTACAATAAAGGAAACGATAGCTAAATACAGTAAAATATTCTACTATGTGGTACAAAATTTCAGCTCGTGGATTAATACAATTTGACAGCCTAGCTAACAAAATGGCTGAAATAATTTATCCCCAATTAGAAAATGCTAAAAACGATTACAAAACAGAAATAGATCAACTGGAAAAAAATTATAATATCTTAAACTCTTATTTTAAATCATTATCCAAAGATGATCAAAAAAAAGAATTAAAACGATTTAAAGATTTTGCCAATTCTATTGCTTCTGATATTCAATATGACCTTGAATTAGCCTTTAATCAAGCAAGATTTATAATAAAAGATAAAGATTTAGATAATGATTTCGATATTGATATTTATGTTCATCCTCAAAATGACTGGAAAGCTCATTACCATAATAAGAAATTAACATTAAGTGTTTTAGACATTAATTCACAAGAAGAATTAGCAGAAACATTAGAACACGAACTAATTCACAATAAACAATTTAAACATATGCCTAATCAATACTCTCCTCAAGCTAAAAAAAGGATGAGAAACACTAATTATTTTGATCTAAAAGTGGAAGGACCAGCTCTTGTCTCAAATGTCCTTAGAGAACTTCCATTAGATGAATATCTTAATCATCAATTTAAACATATGAAGATCCAAAACCCATGGATAGAATCTGAAGATTTTATTATTCAAGAATTATCAAGCTTATTATCTAACTCATACAAAATGCAAAACTTTTTAAATTTATCTGAATGGTACAGAACTATCATGCAAGGCGATGAAGATAGAGAACCCATGCAGAAACAATATAGAAGAAATAAATTTAATAAAATCTTACATGAAGCAATATCACAACAAGCCAGAGAAATAATGTCTAAATTATGAACAAAGAATTAATTGATGAATTAAAATTCTTTGCTGAATATTATGAAAGCAATGGATTATTTAAAGAAGCCGATAATATTGATGAGTGGTTAAGAACAGCAGCATCTACACCCTGGTACAAAAATCCAGCTACATATCTTTCAGCTCTAGGATTAATGGCAGCTCCCTCAATCATAAAAGACACCAAAACGCAATCCCCTGCTACTGGATTACCCTACTCAACACCCGAAAGCTATGATTCTGATGTTGCTAAATTTAATAGAATAAAAGAAAAAAGAAATCAACAAGAAAACTTTGAAACATTTGTAGCAGAACAACCAAAAAATGAGCCTAAAAGTGCCCCTAAAACAATAAAAAAATCTCCTGTTCAAACTCCAACAAGAACATTGAAAAAATCCCCTCCAATTCAAAAAGGAAACTTCTCAAGAGCAATTGATAAAATGCTTAATCTTGAAGGTGGTAAATCTGATGAAGGATCAGATAGAGGCGGTAGAACAAATTTTGGTATTACACAAAGAACTTATAACGCTTGGAAAGATTCTTTAAAACAACCAAGAAAAGATGTTTTTAAAATATCACAAGAAGAAGCAAAAGAAATATATAAGAAAAACTATTGGGATCTTATTAAAGGATCTCAATTACCTCATGATGTAGCACAAGCAATTCTTTCGATGGCACTAACAGATGGACCACAAGATGCTATAAAACATACACAAAAAATATTAGGAATCCCACCCACTGGAACTATGGGACCTATCACAATGAAATCAATATGGTCAGCTGCTAAACAAAAAGGCACCAAAAAATTGACAAATTATATTGTAGATAAACAAATACAAAGATATCAATCAGATGAACAAGCCAAAACATATGGAAAAGGCTGGACTAATAGAGCAGAAAGCTTAAGACCCAAATAAAGAAAAAGAGAGGAATAAATCCTCTCTTTTTTATTGTGGGAACTGATCCACTGTAATCTTGTTTGTCCATTCATCTGTGTCCAAAATGGCTAACATTTCTTCTAATGTGTAATACTCAGACTTTGATGTAAGATCTAAGACACAAACTGGAATATCATCACCATCCCACTTGACAAATGTTTTCTGATTGTTAACAGATTTTCTTATTGTATCCACAGATGTTTCAAGAACTTGAGAAAAATCAATCTTGTCCAATTCTGCAACATCAAATATAACAAAGTTTCTATTCATATTTCCACCCCTAATCTTAAATAAAAAAGAAGAGAAAAAATTTCCTCTTCTTTTTTTATACAAATATAATTTTATCTTACAGGATTTCCAAATTGATCAAGAATAGATTGACCTGTTGGATAATAACTCTTTCCCCATAAGAAATTGTTAGGATTAATTGTAGACTCAAATCTAAACCACTTTGAATGACCATCAGCAAATACATAATTAGATCCACCTGTATGACGACCAGGTTCCATGAATCTAATATGCAAACCACCATCAGCAGCTACACTTCTACAACCAGCAGTGCCATTCATAACACCTGAATCAGATGGACCACCCCAACCTTCAGCACCCTCAGCAGCAGCCTTTGTAACAGCATAAATAACACCTGTAGCATCAGCAACACTTTGACCAGCCCATTGACCACCATTTACTGTTCTCATCATAGCATTTGTTGGTCTATGTGATTTATTTCTTCGTTCTGTGTTTAGCTGTCCTGTACTACCTAAGAAAATACAGCTCAAATGGTTAGTTGTTTCTGCAATAGCAATAACATCAGCTGGGAAATCTACAGCAGCAATTGATACAACATTTGGGGCATCTTGTGGGCCTCTTTTTCGTGGCAGAACAGCAGAGTTTGGAATGTATGACAAACGAGGCACCTGAGCTTCACATCCCATAGTGTTAACATCAGTCCAAGGTAAACAAGGAGGATTGTCTGGACCTACACCACCCAACTTATCAGAAGGACAGACCCAAACCTTATCACTCTTAATGTAAGGCTGAATCATAGCTGAATAGTGAACATATCCACCTGCACTTCCACCATTAGTAGTAGGTGTGTTATTCTTATATTGATATGCTGTAGGATATGTTTCATCATAATCCTGGGTATACATCATCAAACCTAAGCCAATTTGCTTCTGATTTGACAAACAACTAGCAGATCTAGCCTTGTCACGAGCCTGAGCAAACACCGGGAAGAGAATAGCAGCCAAAATAGCAATAATGGCAATAACAACAAGAAGTTCAATTAAAGTAAAAGCTTTTTTCATTTTTTAAACCTTTATAAATTTTCCGCACACCATTATTATTATGCGCAAATGATAATGTTATATTAAGAAAATATTAAATAAAGGAATAACACAATAATCTTATCAAAAATAAAAATATATGGTACAAATTTCTCATTAAAGCGAAAGTTACAGTTATGACAATCAAGTGGAAATAGAACATAAAATTAAAGATTCGACAAATATAGATCCATCAAACGACAAATCATAACAAAACAAAACATTATATTAGAAAGAAATAACCAAGCTAATTTATAATGCCTCTTGCTCTCATTAAAATATTTCCAACAATAATATCCACATATCCATAAACAAATAATATATAAAATACATTCAATAGGCTCTGTAGAAATATACCCGAAATAAGAAAATAAAATCATCTCAATTAAAAAAATCATAATTATTTTATAAAAGGTAGTTGAATAGTTATATAGAAATTAAATACATAACCTAAACAAGAACCAAATATGAATAGATATAGCAAACAATATCCAGAAGAAATTTATAAACCAGGCGGAATCACAAAGAAAATTGATTTCTACTATTGGATGATTAGAGATAGATCAAGAAATATAGAAGATTCAGATCCATTAACAAAAGGTGACAGATTAGAAAACCTTGGTGATTGGAAACATGGATTAATGGAATTTACATCAAAACCAAATAATGATCCAAATGTAATTAAAACTATCCTACAAACCCTTATAGATTTATCAAAAAACGAAAACCCCACCGATCTTTATATGTATATGGATGAATTGAAAAAAATCAAAATAACAAATGAAGATATAAACTACCTACTAGATATATTCAATACACAAAGAGAAACATTTGAATCAGTGTACTTTGATGATGCTTCTGAAAATATAGATGAAGCAGATTCAAGAGCTAGAGCAGAAACTGAAATGTTTAATGAATATATGCCAAAAAATGATTTCGATGAACAAACTAATAGAAGAATATCGAAAAATTATAAATCAATGGTTAAATTGGCAGCTTATTATGACCAAACAAAACAATACAAAAAAGCTGATAAAATAACAATTATTCTTAACAAATATAATAATTCTAATTAAAAAAAGGAAAAAAAAATGATTAGGTTCTCATCAAGCGAAATTCCATTAAGCAAAATATGGAAAACAGATAAACCAAAATTTGTCAAAGTGGCACAAAATATAATGAGCCAAGAAATAGCTATGGCAAAGTGGATGCCTGAAATTGAAGCTAAAGGCAATCACTATTATAAGTTTGCTCAAGTACGTGCCAGAAAAGCTAACCCTAATGAAAAAATTGAAACATGGACAAGTGACAATAATGTGAAACCTGAAACTGTAAATGAAGCAAAAGAAGATGGATATGTTGTCACTAATATAGATTCAGTGGGTGAATCTTATATAACTCCCACCGCAACGTTTGAAAAAAGATATTATATGTTAGAAGATGATGGCGATCCTAGAGGTGCTATCTATCAAGCAAAAGGTGAAGGCATGGCTATTGAATATAATGGTGATTTAGGTAACGAAATCGAATTCATGGCTTCTTGGGGTTCGCCACAAACATTGGTAAAAGGTGACATGATTATGAGCCCTTTACCAGATTTGAATGAAGTATACAGAGTAGAAAAAGATGCATTTATCAAAACTTACAAATTAAAAGAAAATAGGTAACACAATGAACAAAAAACAAATAATTGCTTCCCTAAACAAGTTAGCAAATGAACTTGACAATTCAGCTCTCTACACAGAAGCTAATTCTATCACTATGATCATGAAAAAATTAGCACAATTCGATGGAGATATGGGCGGAGATGATCCTAATATAGCTAGAGAATTTGATGCAACAGAAAATGCTGATAAATTCCTCACCAAAGAATACACCATTATATTAAGACATAATGATTACGAAGAAGAAATAATGAGAATACCAGCATCAAGAGTGGTTAAGAGCTATATGTTTGATCTTGAACATCTCATTTCACAACTTAAAAAAGCTGGATTTGGACCTGGAAGAAATTGGCCACACGACATTTATGGTCATAATTTTTTTGATGATGGATTCTACCCAAAAGTTGATAGAGAAAATAAAATAATCTCCTTGGATGTGCAAAGAAATACTGGAAAAGCAGGTGGGCCGGGAGAAAGAATTACAACAAACAATCCAGAACTTGATAAAGAATTCCACGGAACTAATAATGATCTTGTAAATCGAAAAAAACGAGAAGAAATGAAATCAAGAGAAATGGATGCTTTCTATCCCGAAATCTAAAACTTAAATTAAAACAACCATCCCCAAAAAGGATGGTTGTTTTTTTACATCTTGTCATTCTTCTTTAATTCAAATAATAAATTCCCAATAACATAATTAGGAATATTTATCATATCTGCCACCAAAACCCTCAACGCATCATTCTTTAAAACAACCAACGCAATCTTTAAAATAATATTCTGATAGTCCTTAGATAATTTTTCCATTCTATAATTCCCCTAATGTAAAATTTATCTTTTATTTTTTAATGACTAATATTCTCTACTATAATTAAAAATATATCCCTGCCAAATTCTCTTAATCTAGTTTATATCTCCAACACTAATTGCTTAATCTCTTTTGGCCTTGTATGTTCCAAAATAAAAGCTTCAACCAATTCTTCAATCCTATCAAAATCCCAATAAGGAATTCTGAGCAAAGGTATATTGTTCTTCAAAGCCCATTCATTCTTAATCTTGTCTCTTCGCTGACAATCTTCTAAATTCTTTTGCTTCTCTTCAGGTGTGGATCCAAAACAAGCAAAATAATGCCCTTCTCCATCATATTCGATTAATAAATTATCTGATGTTAAATAAAAATCAGGTTTTAAATATGACTTGTCTTTTAGTGTCTTAAAAATTTTATTTTTAACAAATTCAATATTTTTTTCTTTCAAATATTTAGCTATCCTTAATTCACCTTTAGATTCATTACAAATAGGACAACCACTACCAGATAAATGACTGCTTGGTGTTTGAAAGAAATATTTCTCACATTTTCTACAAAAAATTTTTACCTTTATTTTAGCACCATTATATTCCACGCCAGAATAATCATACTTATCTTCATGAATGATAATTGACTGTGATGTAAAATCTTTCAATGACTTTAAATTAACAGGATTACAACCATTACAATAATAAAAATTTCTCATATATTGTTTTGCTACATAACCACAAATTTTACATTGAACTATATAATACTTTTCATTTAAAGAGTTTTTACCAAGATAGCCCACTACTAATTTATTATGTGTATCAGCTCTATTACATATTCCTTCCAAACTAATTCTGGCTGTACTAAGATCACTCAAAGATAAAAAACTTGTAAATAAAATCTGATGAAAATTACAACTTACGAAAAATTTAAGATCAAATATTTCTTCTTTACCATCAATCAATTTATAAATTTTTTCAACAACCGATTGGAGATTTTTATCATAAGAAAGACTTACAAATGTATCTTTGTATTCTGGCCTATTAAACAAATCACCAATATTATAAATTTCTTCCATCCATTATATATACAAAAAAAGATACCTAATATTTTGCCCAACACATTAATTTAAACTACCCCCACCCTAATACCCAGAAATTTTATATATATACCAAGACTAAAAAGATACCTATATTTCTGACATATAAGAAAAATAAATAAGCCCCCCCCATAAGTGCCAGAAATTAAAAGAAATAAATTAAATAGATCTTAAACTAAAAAACACATAGCCGATTAGAAAGGCCTTGTGTTTTTTTTGACGGGGGGTGCGGATCCAGATGGGAACCCAAAAAGTGTTTTACCCCCCCCTGTCTCTTATATATTTTGCTTGTGGTCTTTATCTTTATTGTTTAAGTATATCATAGTTCCAATCACTAGTAACCACAAGATGATGAGTGAACCAATACTAATAGTCAAAAGATATATATAACTCATACAGTCCACCAGTTTCTATATTACATACATCTATCATTTCATCCCACTGTACATAATACCCTACCATCTTCTTTAGTGTATCAGATATTGTTTCATATTGCCTACCTACTAATTCATTATTAAATACAGCTAGCGTTTTGATATTCTTATTCAGACTAGCGTGTTTACCAGTAAGAGGATTAACATACAAGAATACCTGATGTTTTATGCTGGATTTTTCGATGTCTGTTTGTTCTTCTGTGTCAATCTCCATAAGTTAGATTATACATATCGTTACAGTAATAATATATCACCAAATACAACACATTGCCACAACAAAACAATATTAAAATTGTTCTTGCGAAGGCGGTATAGGATGATATAATTAAGCCATGGAAAGCACATACAACCTGATTGATGTATCAGAAGAATCAACATCGGTAGAACAGTTTGCAATCGCCGGTTCCCACGCATTGGTTATCAAGTGGAAGGGTAATGACAAGAAATACCTTTACACACTGAAGAATGAAACGGGGATTGGTTATTGGATGCGGTTGGTTGTCTCTCTTGGATATGGCAAAGCAACCAATATTATTAAAAAAGAATGTGGCGAACCAGTTATAATCTGATATACTTAATGTGGAGGTAGTTATGAAAGCAACGTATCGTGAACTCTCTGAGATTTTGGTAGGCATTGGAATTGAAACGGAGGAAAGAGAAACGTTTATTGATTTTTCTGACCTTGACTACACTGATGCTGATATGCTGTTGATTAGGAAGAATACAATCAAGCGTTTGTTGAAAGATTTTATTACCGACTGTTATGAATCGGAAAACAAGAACGAGAAAGAATTGTTGGATAATGTGATTGATGTATTTGAAAGTGTATCGGAAGAATACATCAACATTACAGCCTAAACTCAAGGGGATTAAGTTCCCCTTTTTTATTTTAATATTTTACTTGACATATTGTTAGGTTTGGCTTCGCCAAACCTAACTTCCAGATATATAATTTATCTGGAAAAAATGTGGGAGAAATTTTCACTTCTCCCTTGACATTAGAAGATTTTTGGCATAAAGGATTTTCTCTCTGGTTTTTCTGCTTCTATCATCTTTACTGAATTAATGCTAACTAAAGAGCATTTTTCCAATGAAGCGGACAATTCTTCAAGTAGTTCTACCAAAGATATATTATTCTCCTGAATGGCTTGATACCTAATATCGTTTACAGTGTGGGACAATGACTTAACATTGTCACGCAGATTCTTTGCTCGGTCATAAAGCTTGTCTTTCATTCTTGTCCTCTTGGGTTAAGTATATCACCCTATATAGTTATTGCCATTGTTCATTTCAGAGATTTGGATTAATTTTTCTGTAAGGTTTGTTGGTTCAATATTCAACGCTTGTGATAATTTTATAAGGTTTTCAGATGTAGGAAACCTGATACCATTCATCCAGATGCTTACATGTGGTTGTGTAGTTCCCACTCTTTGTGCAATTTCCTTTTGTGATAATCCATTCTGTAATAACATAACAAGATGTTTTCTTTCAAGAGACATATAAATCCCCTCCTGCATCAATTATATCAGATTATAGGGCATATTTTGACCATAAAAAAAGGTCAGGTATTTATACCAGCTTGCTACAAATTAACTTGCAAGGATGGTATCAGGTGATATACTTAACCTATGAACAAAACACTTACCTCACTCGTTGTTGACCTGACCGCATCCTCCACCCGCCTGATGGATGCAAAGAAGGCTCTCACCATCGCCAACCTCAACCTCTCAAAAGTAGAGCGTGTATTCGCCGAGAAGCGTAATATGGCAATCGTTGAAGGCAAAGCATCTGGTAGCAACGAAGCGCAACGCAATGCTTCTCTCGCAGTTCTCTTGACCGAAGAGACCAAAGCAGTTGAGATTGCTTCCGATGATGTTGTAATGGCAAAGTTGAATGTCGAACTCGCATCCATTGAGAATTCCACATTCAAGTATAGCATCACCGCTTACACCTCCACCGAAGAGTAAACCACACAAGGGAGAGAACTATAAAATTCTCTCCCTTGACTCTATGGTATTAGATGATATACTTAACCCAAGGAGATATGGAAATGACCTATCAAGATAAAGTTTATAGTCGTGAAATGACACTGCATGAGTTTGAGGTATCAGTAGACATTTATTTGAAAAGCGATTTCTTGACAAACGAAGACATCATTACTCTTATCAAGAAAAAACACGCAGAAACCAGTGCCAAGCTTGAAAAAATTCATTCAGACTATTTGAATGCGCCAAAGCCAAAAGACCCGTTCAAAGACTGAAATAATCCCCTGAAATATGGGGATTATTCTTTGCTATGCTGGTATAAGATGATATAATATAAACATGGAAAACACTACTGACCCATTCGACGACAACATGACCGACGAGCCAAAGAGCATCGAACTCCCTTATCCATTCGGTTGGGATTGTATTGATGGAACCGAGGAGGAAATTGTTGATAACTTGGTACACTGGCTTACAGACGGAATGCCAGATGACGTTCCAAGTAAAGATTAGTTAACTATAATTTCTAGGTATTTTATATACCTAGAAATTAGGTTTGGCGAAGCCAAACCTAAAAAGCAGATACATATTATATCTGCTTTTTATTTTATTCCTCAATCACATCTATATGGTCTTTGATTTTAAAAACAGGATATGTACACCATCCTGATTTATCAACCTTGCCAGTGTTCTCAAAGTGTCCAGAAGATAATATAGAATCTTTGAGAGATGAATAGGTGTTTTCATCAAAGTGGAATTCTCTTGGTTCCAATTCGGTATCAGTCAAGTTAGTAGAGATTTTAGCCAAAGGTTCTCCACTGTCTAAGAAAAGCTGAATACCAAGATGACCATTAGCATATCTACCAAACTTTGCCTTTGCCCATCCATAGGTTGTTTTGATTTCTATCTTTTGCATGGCTTAATTATATCA